AGATCTCAGTTGTCATATCCATTAGCTTAACTGTACCAACAGCAGACTTATGAAAGACCATACCAATAGTTTTACTATCGTCACCTGAGTAAGTGTTATTAGCACCACTTGGGTTAGATCCTACGTTTGCTTGAGGTACGTTATTAGACATCATTACAGGGATGCCAGCAACTTGTTGGATTTTACCAGAAGCAAACGAACCATTACCTTGTGGGTTAAAGTCAACGTCTACAGTTCTAGTAGCAGATTCAGCAAGCTTGTAGTACTCAGCAGGTGGTAGCACACAAAAACGATCTGTTGGAGGGATGTCTCTCTCGTCAAATGTTTGTGCAATATCATAGATAGCTGCTGCTATCTCGTCACCTGTGACGTTTGCTGAAGCTGTATTACCATTAGCAAGTGTCAATACAAGACCACCATTACCACCTGTAAGGTTAGTAGATGCACGACTCGCATTACAAATTTGCTTGGCTACGTTTTGATCGTATGTACGAGCAAGTGCCTTGCCTAATTCATCAGCGTAAGTTGCTCTTACGTCATAATGATTTTTTAGTTCGTCAATGTTAGCAACGAAACTTTGTGCAATTAGAAGATCATCTATGTTGATAATCTTTTCATTTGCCAAGATTTGGTTTGCTCCAACGAGAGGAGTACCTACTGTATGGTACGCAGCAGTAGCAGTTCCTAAAACTGGAAACTGTGCTGACTTACCACTTGTAATAGTACGAACTGAATGAAGTTGCTCGTTGAAAATGTTATTTCTAGCAAACGCAGTTAGGACCTCACCTGAAAAAATTTTAAGGAAAAGGGCATCAAAGCCTGTACCAGAATTATTAACCAAACCAAGGCGAGAGACTGTGGCGTTAGCCATAGGAAAACTCCTTGATTAATGTTTACAAATTTGAGTAACTAACTTCGTTTCAATCCTTTCTCACAAGTGGTATCTGACGCATCAGGCACTTAGATATTTAGATTTCTACTTTGTTAATTTATACTGACCCACAATTCCACTTGCGTAGTGCAAGAGCTTTGCGAGTTAACTTGCCATCTTTCTTTAATGGTCCTTTTGCTTTTGACATTCTTGCACAAAAAGATTTCCTTCTTGATTTTTGTCTAGGCGAAAGACCTGTCTTTTTTGTAACAGGTGCTTGCAAGTTTCCACCTGTTGCTCGGTTATATTTCCTACGACCAGAAGCAGTCAGACCCCCTGTTGGGTCTTTGTCCTTCTTGGTAAGAGATACTCCCTTAGACATAAAAGATGTAAGCTATTTAAAATATAGCATTATTACGCAATCTTTAAACTGCTGCGATTATTTTTTTTACGTCTATGTTGATAAGCTATCTTCTTTGAACTGGTCTTACTTGTTTTAAATTTTCTAGTTTCACTACTACTCATTTCTTTTGTAGTCTTTGGAGTCTTACTACTAACTCTTTTAGAAGGTCTGCAAGCAGGGTAACCTCCTCGCTTCTCACCTTTCTGACGACCACAAGGTTTACCTGTTTTTACATCTACCCATTCTTCTTTAAACCATCTGCGTAAACTCATTTACCTACTTGCTTCTGTGCTTTCTTATGTGCCGCTTCAAACGATACACCTTCACGCATCATCTTCTTCATCATATCCATGTGTTTTTTAGAATGATGCTTTGAATGTTTGTTGAGAGTAACTATTTGTTTTGGTGTAAGTTTGCTCATTTCTTTTTCTTTTTTTTCTTAAAGTTCTTACTTAAGATTTTAAAGTCTTCACGACTTATCTTGCCATCTTTGTTAACATCTAATTTGTTTTGATTTCCTTTAAGCATGATTAAGATACCCTCAATGATTTTCTGGTGTAGCCACTAGCTACTTTCTTTTTACCACCAACCTTGACCTGTCCTTTGCAGACTTTAACAGCATAAGCATTAGCGTAAGCAGAAGGGTAAACCTTGAACTTACGCTTTGCTGCTGACTTACCTCTAGCACATAACTTAGTCATTAGCCGAATACATCACTACCACCTAAACGTCTTTGTACGTCTTCGGTGTAAGTAACATCTTTTCCATAACGAGGATCAGACATAGCGGATACTACCTCTGCTGTAGATCTGTAAGGTGTAGGTCCACCAGCAGCAGGTTTTCCAGAGTATAAACTTGGTTCAACTCCCATAGCGTTTTGGTATCTAGTAAATAGTCCTTGTACCATCATACCTAGTTGTGGTCCAGACATTGTGTTTGTTGCTTCATTGAAAGCTTCTATCTCTGGTTTGGATAGATTGTCTAAAGCCCAACTCACCATCTTGCCATAGGCTTCATCTCCACCTATAGACTCTCTAATACCTTTTACTTCTTCCTGTGCTAATTCTTCTGCTGCACTTTTTCCATCTTCTGTATATCCCATCTCTGCTGCTCTACCAGTAAGGTAAGAGTCAACTGCATTTTTAGATAGTCCTGCATCTAATAAAGACTGATACATTTCTTCTGGTATTTCACCTTCATTTTTATGAAACTCAGCACTAATTTTATAAGGATCAATGCTGTTCTCTTTGAAGATCTCACCTAAGATTTCTCCGTAGTTTTCATTTACAGAAGCGTAGTCTACAGTTCCATCTTCAAGGTAGTTTTCTTTATAGCCTTCTGGTATTTCTGTAGATTCCTCTGTAGATTCCTCTGTAGATTCAGATACCTGATCTTCTTCTGTAACAGAACCAAGCTTACCTTCTAGTTCTTTGTAGCTATTAGCAAGATCTTCTACAGTTTTAAATTTACCAGCATACAAACCATTCTCATCTTTAAGACCTTCAAGATCTTGTTGAGACATTGGTGGTGTTTCAGATACTTGTACTTGTGATGAAGTCATAATTTTTTTGGTTAGTTAAACGTCATTGTATTACCATTTTTGGTCTTGACCACCTTTGGCTCTGTTGAAGCAGGTTCGTCATTCACACCTAGTTTACTGACAACAGCTTTTGTCGGTTCAGTTTTAGGTGTCTCAGTTTTAGGATTAGGCTTCTTCGTTGGCATCAGGGGTTCCTCCTTGTTGTTGTAATTGTTGTGCCTGTGCATCAGCTAAACCAGCTTCAGCATTTACTTTAGGATCAAGCAAACGTGAACCTAAAGCAGCAGGTCCAAGACTTTGAATAAGCTGTTGTTGTGCAGCAGCTTCTTGTTCTGCTTGAATCTCCTCTTGTGTTTTTACCAGGTTAGCAGTATCTATTCCGATACTGGTAGCAAGACGTTTGACCGCTTCATCCACATTAACGTACTGTCTCATTACATCTGGTCCTAAAGCTTGAGCTACAGTTCCAATAAATTCAATCAGTTTGTTTCTATCATTACCTCTACCAAGTCCTTGAAGTCCTGTTACTATCTTAGGTTTGACTAGTTCATCAGGCAGTTTGGGAACCTTACCCTGTCTAACAAGTAGGTGCATACGTCTTCTGAGATATGGTAGTTGAAACTCTTGAGTCAAAATACTATAGATACCACCAAGACTATTCTCTAACTCTTGTGCCATAAGATTTATCTCGGCTGCTGTTACTCTTTCTGCGTCACGTTGTACTGATCTTGCCATTAAGAAAGCAAACTCAAGTCTTGCTTCTATTCTTTGTATTGCACTAAAAGCAACAGAGAAGTCTGCACTCTTTCCTACTTGCATTACAGAAATATCTGATGCTGTACCTTCTCGTATAGCTCCATTCGGTGCTTTAGCTATAGTCGCTGCCCTTGTAATACCATTAGGATTTACTAGAAATAATGTCTTAGCACTAGCAGCAGCACCTTCAATTATTGCTTGCATCAAGGACTCAAGACTAATCAAGTCTCCTCTATATTCTTCTACATATCCTCTACCATAATCTTCTCCATCTACCCGAATAAACCTAAGAGGAATAAAGGGAGTAACATCTACCTTTGATCTGCCATCTGTGTTTGGTATTTTTTCTCCTTTACATTCTTGAAACCAAAAGAAATCATCATTCATTCTTTTGATAGATGTATATATATCCAAATCACCTTTCATTATTTCTGCATCATAATTCTCTTTCTTCTTGATCTGTTCTAAGAACTCAAGAGGTAAAGCCTGTGGGTGTACTGTCTCTTTAATTAGTATTTCTAAAACATTACCAACATCATCACGTTTACAAACGAACTTAGATAGTGGATATACTTTAAGTCCTTTATCTGTCAGATATAACAAGACATTACCTGATACTACAAGATGCTTGAGTGCTTCAAACATAGCAACCCTATCATTAGATATTTCTATCTGATTCATCAAAGCATTTTCTATTGTGCGTAGTCCTTTATCTATCTCACTTTGTAGTGCTTCTTGTCCTTGCTTTTTTATTTCAAGATCATCTATTTCTAATTTAAAAAATGCTGTGCTTGGTGGAAGCAAAGTCATTAATAATTTATTTGATAAGCTATTAACTCCACGACTACCAGTAGCTTGGAAAGGTGTCTTGATCCTAGCTCTAGTACCTGATGTTTGTTCTGGTATCAGGCTAGGTATCGTAAGCTTTGATGATTCTTTTGCTTCTCTATCGTAGGTTGATCTACTACTAACAAGAGTTTCATATCTACTTGCTGCAGTTGTACCTTGTGAAGTGTATTCCATTTTAAGTGTAGTTTAAGTTCTCAGTACTAGAAGTATTAGATAGTAAAGGTATCTGTAAAGACCTTGTACCTAATCTTTTTGGTGCTACTGCTCTGGCAGCCTTACCTCCTGATACTTTATTTCCTGACTTCTTTTTTTTCTGCCCAAAAGTTCTACTATCACTAATAGCAATTCTTTGTGTTGTTGATTCTATACGAGAATCAGCAACTTGTTTGGGTGGTAATGGTGGTGGGCTTGGCCTTCTTCCTACACACATAATTAACTTGTTTTGCCTTTGCTTATGTTTATTGTACCTTTTTTTATAAGGCTTGCTTTAAAACAGTTTTCTTTTACCACGAAGTTTGTAAGAGGTTAAAAGATTTTCATCATTTTGTCTTTGTATTTTTAAAGTTTCTGTTGCTTTTTTTGTATCTATAGGATCTTTAACATTTATTTGTTTACCAGTTAAAGTTACAGGTTTATTTGTTTCACCAGGTATAGCACCTGATGCTCGTCCTATTTTCATTAAGTTATCAGGTCCCATACACATAGTTAGTTCTCCAAGACTCTATTGGTTAACATGGTTTCTTTCTGTCTTAATTGCTGTTCAATTAAATAATCAACAAGAGACCTTTGACCTGCACGATACCATACTTCTCGATCAGATAGCGATAGGTCTGGATGTCTATGAGGAAACACTTGATCTAAAGCTTCAATAAGTTCGTCAGTAATTACTGGTAAAGACACAAAGATTTAAAAGATATATCTATATTATATGTTACGCTGTAGATAGCAAGGAGTGGTTACCTTGTTGCAACGCAATAAAAAATCTCTAGGTAAGTGGTTCTATCTAGAGATTTTTTTATGGCTGCCAAAGTTTAACTTCACCTGTGCTGTAGTTATAATCTCCTTCTCTTAGTATTCTT